CCGGCGGCAGCGCAGGCGGTCCGATCAGTGCGTCCCATTGCTGGAAGATGATCCCGTCGCGCACCGTGCGACGGACATGCTGGATGTCGTAGCAGATGCAGCGGTAGCCGGCTTCGGCCCAAGGTTGAGCCATGTTGCCCGTCTTGTCGAACAGGAAAACGGCTGTCGGTACGCTCATCGTCATCCTCAATCAGTAGTACAGCGTCAATGGCGGGTGCTCGATTAGGCCGAGCGATATGTTTTCGTGAAATCACGATCAACTGCCTTTCCGAGCGACCTGAGAAGGTTCGCCAGTCGCGCGCGATCCTCATGACTGGCAGTTGCCTGACGCAGCAGCCCGAAATAGGAATTCGCAACTTGCATCATGTCGCCGGGCGAAGTGTCGGCAACGCGGCGCAGTGCTTCGTTGCGCGTACGCTTCCGCGTCTCCCGGCGCCATGGTTTGATGACCTGGCCGACGAAGTCGACGCCGCGGTCGATTGGCTGCAGGATCGTCTTGCGGGGGTTGATCCGCGCGCGGAGACGCGCCGGCAGGAATGCCGTCACATCCGAGAGGATCTCGTTCAGCCGGTCCGGCGATTCGTGCAGGAACACAAAGTCGTCCACGTACCGGATGTAGTGCCGCGCGCTGAGCACGTGCTTCGCGCGCTGATCGAGAATGTCGAGGTACACGTTCGCGAAGAACTGGCTCGACAGGTTTCCGATCGGGAGGCCGAGGTGCTCGGCTTGTTCCATAAGGCGCTTGTGGGGCGGTACGAGCTCAATCATTGCCGGGTCGCCGTGATATTCGAAGTCGGCCCGTGGATCGTGCATCAGCACGGTTTCGGTCAGCGATCGCCAGAATGGCTCGGAGATCTTCGCGAGCAACAGATCGAGCAGAATCCGCTTGTCGATGCTGACGAAGAAGTTGGCGAGGTCGCACTTCAGGTAAAACGCGCGCCGCGACCAGTTCTGCGTGATCGAGCGCACCTTCGATTCCAGACGCTCGGCGGCGTATAGCGTGCCTCGGCCCTTGATGCAGGCGCAAGAGTCGGCGATGAACGACCGTTCGAAGCGCGGCCCGATCCGGTTGTAAAGCAGGTGATGCACGATACGATCGCGAAACGCTGCCGCCCAGACTTCGCGCGGCTTCGGTCGCGTGATGACGAAGCACTTCGAGCGGCCTGGCGCGTAACTGCCATCGGCCAACTCGTCGTACAGGCGGCGCAGGTTGCGCTCGAGCCGCATCTCGAACGCAAGCGCCGCATTGCTGTTTCGCTTCGTTCGCCGGCAGTCGAGATATGCCTCGACGAGCTCGACGAACGAAATTGGCCCTCGATCTGCGGACGGCGCGGGCGCGGAACTCGTTGTTCTGGTGGTTGTTGTTCTGGTTGCCATTGTTGAAGTTCTGATACCACGCCCAGCCGGAATATCGTGCTATCTACGTCGCCCGACCGATTTCTCGGGTGGGAAACTGCGCTGGACCTTTCCGCACGCCGGCGGCCGGTTTCCTCATTGCGCATGGCGGTGGCCTTATGAGCCAGCGGCACGACCAGATTGAAATATCGCTCAGCCGCGAGAGCCTTGACCTTCGCGAAGCGGGCGATTGGATGCGGACTTCTTCCATGCAGTGGCCTGTTTGCCGATGCTGGTCGTCAATTCGACTGCGCGCGCATATGCGCCCTTGTCGACCTTGCGCTTGTTGAAGCCGAGGCGAAGCAGAAGATTGATTACCTGCAGGCGCTCGATGAGCGCCGTCAGATGCGGAGACTTATCGGCGGCGACGTTGGCGCGATAGACGAGCACGATAATTTCGATGCACTCGTCATTGATCTTCTCGCCGACTGACCGCTTGAAGTTCCGCTGCATGTTCGTGACCACATCGGTCACGACATCCAGAAGATCCTCCGCCGCTCGGTAAATCGGCAGTTGGGTATGCAGGGCCACGGTGGATTAAAAAATCAAATTACTGAAGGAATAAATCTGCGGACGGCGCGGGCGCGGAACTCGCTGGTCTGGGGGCTGTGGCGCTGGGGGCCAATGGTGAAGTACTGACACCACGCCCAGCCGGATTCCGATTCATGCGCCTCTGCAGACCAATAAGCGCGCTCCTCGAACTCGCCTTTCAGGTTGGCGAACAGCAACGATTGCTCGCGGCGCGTCGGCAGTTCGCCGCCACGCTCTGCCGCCCATGCCTTGGCGTCCGGCCAGGTGATGCCATCTGCGTCGCCGGGCAGCAGGATCAAGTAATGGCTCAGCGTGCCATCCTCATTGAGGACTTGACCTGCGAAACGCTCGCCGGCCGCGAGCGGGATCGTGATAGCTTCGATGCGGTATTCCGTCGCTTGCCCTTGCTTCTTGATTGCTTCGATCATCGCGCCGATGCGCGCATGATCCGCTTCGATCTGTTCGAGCGTTATCACCATTGCTTTCTCCGTTGAAAAATGGATGAAGGGTTAAATCGACAATCTGCGGACGGCGCGGGCGCGGAACTCGCTGGACTGGGGGCCGTTGTCCTGGCAGCCAACGTCGAAGTGCTGACACCACGCCCAGCCGGCGTATTCCGGATCATCGTCTGGCGTGTTAGACCAGTACGCAGTCGGCTTGAACTGATCGCGAAGCTTCTCGTATGCGATTACGAGCTCGGCGCGGGTCGGAAGATCGCCCCCGATGCTCTTAGCCCACTCCATCTGTTCCTGCCACGAGGCGCGATCGTTGTCGCCCGGCAGGAGGATCGTGTGCATGACGTCACCGTTCTTGTCGACGAAGCCACCGAGGTAGATCTCGCCTTCAGCGAGCGGGGGAAGCTGGATCTGCATGGGATCTCCATGAAAAAGGAGCGGGCGCCACACAGGACGCCCGCGAAGTACTACTGCCGAGAAGAGGGGGAGGGTTAGCGCGTCAGATGCGATGCACGACCAGTGCGCTACCGAGATGCCTGGAATGCCCATGCAGGACCACAAGCAGGCAGAGGACGGCGATGAGCGCAACAATGGCGCCGATCCAGATCTTCAGAATGACCACGTCAATACCCCGGCACGGAAAGCGACGCAGATGAACCAGACGCAGGCCGCAGAAATGCCGCTGCCGGCCGCCCACAGGCTTCCCTTGATGATGTAGCCGTGGAAATCGCCGCAGGCCGCGAGAAGGTCGTTGTCACCCGCGCCGAGCAGTACAAGCGATCGCTTGTTTTTGTGAATTACAGATTGCAGGCTGTTGGAAGCGATTTGCATCAGAGGTTCTCCCCGCAGATCCGGATATGGGTGGGCGGCTCAGATTTACGCGGAATTGAGAGATACCCCGCCTTCACGAGCGCGGCCTCCGCGACGATCCGCACGCCGGATTTGAGTGCATCCGGTGGGATCTCTCGCAGGATGAGTTGCAACGCTTCGGCTGTATCGATTGCCGCGCTTGCAGTCTGGCAGTCGTGCGGGCTGATAAATCGGGCGGCACCGGCCGCGTCGACCGTCAGCAATGACAGCGTCGGCGCATGCGATGAAACGAGAATTTCAGGGTAGAGCGCATGGGGCATCCATGGCCCCGGTGTGTGCAGGATCTGGTTCATGGCAATGCTCACATGCAGCGCGACATCGCGCATTGGATTTCGGTTTGCGCCGCCTGGTCCTGATACTGGAGGTAGCCGACGATGAGGAGGTAGACGAAGCACACGCCGAGCGAGGCGAGAACGTTGCGCGCGACGCGGAAGAGGGTGCGCGCAATGCGAAAGCCGCGGTTGCCGGGCTTCACGGGCTTCCAGGTGATCAGCGACTCATGCGCCGTGTGATTCGTCGAATTCATGGTCTTTCCTCGTTGTGGTCGATTCAGCAGCCGGCGTGCATGGACCGGACGCCTGGCGCAATGAGATTCATCGCCAGGCGCCGGAGCTCGGCAGAAAAGGGGCGATCACGTCGCAGCTCGAGCAGATCGCGTGCGGTTTGGCTCATGGCGCTCTCGATGAGGTTTACAAAATCGCGGTGATCGTCGTGCTGCCGTCACCGTTCTCGGTGCGGAGCATCATTGCCGGCGATCTGCTGCTGGGGCGGATGAACTTCCATGCCTAGAGGAATTCCTCGGGCGGTTCGAATTCCGTGCCGAGCTGTCCCGTAGTGCAGCGAAGACTCGGATCATCTTCGGTAGGGATCGCGAAGCACGCGATATGCGCAATCTTGTGCTCGCGGCAGATTGCGATGATCTTCGCCATCAGCGGCGAGATCTGATCGTCGTAAATCTGCTCCTTGTTTGCGGTAGTCATCTTGAACTCCATGGTGTGATTGCCCGCCGTAGCGGCGTTAGACGTTCGCCCAAATGGTGCGGCGCTTGATACAGCTGATCAGGTTCTGTGAGACGCCATATTTCTTTGCGATAGACGCTTGAGTCTTCCCAATATCCAACTCGCTTCGAATTTCACGAACTGCGCTTTCGCTGAGCTTCGTTGCCGGGTTGCTGGCCCCAAAGCTTTTGTGCGCGCCGCTGCGTCCCCGGCCTCGCTCGACCATGTCTCTCGAGTTGTCAGCAACCGTACCGATCAACAGATGCTGCGCGTTGATGCAAGGCGGGTTGTCACATCGATGCCGAACGATCCAGCCTTTGATGGATTCCATCGTCACGCCATTCGCTTCGCAATATGCCGTCCGGTGCGCGTAGACTGTCTTCCCCTTGACGACCACGTAGCCGTATCCGTCCTGGGTGCGCTTGCCTTGAAATTCGATGCAAGGTGTTTCGAGCTGCACGTCTTTCTCCTATGCGGGAGCGGTTGTTAGGCGGCGACTGCGACAACGAACAGCACCGGATTGACAGCGTCGATGTCACGCGCGGCGATGGCCTGCGCCATCGGCAGATACATGACGTGCTTCCAGACGCTGAAGTCCGCGCACAGGATTTTGTAGGTCACGGTCGTTTCCCTTCGTGTTGAGTTGGTCAGTGGCGCTGCCGGCGCGTCGGCACTTTCCTGAGATCGAACGCGACGACGAGCAGAAGCACAGCGGAAAAAACTCCCAGGCCGAAGCCAATCAGGAATGTGCTCACAGATTCGTACTCCGAAATTAATTGGTGTCTGAACTGCGTCGAGCCGCCTGACTGCGCTCAAGGAATGGCACTGTGCGAGGCAATGCCATTCGATCAGAACAGTCGAACTCTCAAGGGCGCGCACTCGGGGTGCTGCGTGCGCTGCTGCTCGGTGGATGAATGCGGAGGATCCGCGTCCGAATGCGCGCTCTTGAGAGCATTGTTTTACGTCCCTGTCCGGCAACACCTGGCCGGGCCAGCTCCGGAGCAGGGACGGTGCGACGGGTTACCACGCCACTCGTCGCTGGGCGCCGCAATGCGGTAGCAGCTCATCAGGCCGCCATTTCTCGCGCTTTTACATTCAGCCGCACGAGGCCAAGGGCTGGGTGCTGAGCACCTATTCATCTGCCATCAGGGTTAGAGAGCGATCCGCCGGGGCGGTCTGCGCTCCTGTGAAGCGCATGACCAGAAGTGTATCAAAATGATTTACTCAGGCAAGCAAAATGATTTGCTCATCTGGAAAATTTTCACTATCGGAATGTCGGAGCGATAGGTGCAACTCGGAAGATGGCGGTCCAGAGAGGGGCGACGCGTGGGGCGCGAGAAAAGAAAAAGCCCGCTCGGAGCGGGCTATGCGCGAAGGCGGAGGGCGGGGACTTACGGTTGTGGGATTGGATCTGTGAACTGCTCTTTGGGTATGAAGACGCGTTTTCCGTAAGCAGCAAAGAGAACCGTCACGCCCTTTTTGGTGATCTTGACGTTGCAGGTCTGGTCGATCTTTTGGCCCTCGCGAAACACGAATGCTCCCGGGCCGCCATTACAAGACAGTGCACGGTCCAGAACCTGCAGATCGAGGCCGCCGGGCAATTGGGCCACCGCCGAATAGTCTGCGCCGAGCGCAGCGCTACTAGCGGTCAGGATAGGGATCGAAATGACGGCAGCTGCTGCCTTGACTTGATATACGAGGGGCATCTTCACTTTGGCTCCCGGGAAACGGATGCAGTGCAGCGTGCGACGGATCGTCAATTGCCGCCGGCCCACCCTGAGCCAGAGCGATAGATTACCTCACCCACGACTGTGACGGCCTCCATCAAATCCTGCGGCACGGTCTTGTCGGGGTATTTGATGGCATTGATCGAATGAAGCATGATCGAGCCGCCGGCCTGCTTGAAGATCTGCTTCACAAGCGGCTCGCCCTCAAAGTGAATCGCATAGACCTTGCCGTCTCGAATGTGCGTCTTCGCGGTGTCGACCATGATCATGTCTCGATCGAACAGGTACGGCTCCATGCTGTCGCCGTGTACCTGCACGAGCTTGCAATCCTTAGGCTTGGACCCGAGCGCGCGAAAGAAACCAATATCGAATGGCAGCGCCTTCTTTTGCCGAATTTCCCACTGAATCAAGCCAGTTCCCGCAGAGAATCGAAAGTCATAGCGGTCGAGCCAAACCCGGTCGTCATCGGGCGGTAGATCCTCGGCGCGCTCCCATGTGACGACGTTACCTTGGTCGTCCGGAAGCAAACGTTTAATCAGAGAATCATTTTCCGTCGAACTCGACGCACCGCCAGCCTGCGATCTGTGCTCGACGTCGAGCCATCCCTTCGGCAGCTCGTGTGCGGACTCGATGCGACGAGCAAGGATATTGCCGATGTTGCGGGTCGGGTTAGGGCCGATTGTCTGATTGACCTGCTGCGTCGTGCTCTCGATTTTGCGGGCGAACTCTGCCGGCCCTTCTTTTGCGAGCGCGCGCGCGTTTTCCCGGCGAATTTCGCTGACCGTTTTCATAGGCGCGATGTTCGGCGAATCAATCATTTTGATCAACGTGCAAAAAGATTTGCTCAAGCAAATCAAAATGATCTATCATCGGTGCATGAACCTCGCGACCTACTTCCGGATCACCAAGCCCGCCGAGCGCGAAGATTTCGCGAAAGCGATCGGCAGCAGCGTTGATTACCTCTATCTCTGCTCGCGCGGGACGCGGCGACCCGGCCCGAAGCTCTGCAAAAAAATCGTGGAGCGCGACCCTCGATTCACGCTCCCCGAACTGCGGCCCGACATTTGGGGCGCCCCCCTTGAAGCGGCTGACGCATCGGATGATGTGCAGCCTCCAACGGGAGTCTCTGGTCGAAAAGAGGGTGGTGATGGAACCTGAGCCTAGTGCTCGCTGCTTGTCGATGTTCATGTTTTGGTTCGGGAGGCGTTGAAAAAATTTTCGCTCCCTTCCGAGTCGTAATTCCAGTAGTAATCCGGTTGTTTTTTCCTATGGAGTCTGAATGCTCTTACAGCCTCACCACCAGCCTGCAAGCGGCGCCCGTGCGGAGCAGGCTGAGTTTGTGCCGCAAGAATCGATCGCGGAATGTCGTTCCTTCCGTGATGCCGTGTGTCTCGCGTGGGATCACCGAGTCGAGCGCGGCATGACGCAAAGAACGCTGGCTGAGCGCCTGGAGGTTCCTGCATCGCACCTTTCGAACATGCTCAACCGCGACCCGGTTGATCGACACGGGAAGGCGCGGCAGGACTTGCCGGCGAGGCTGATCGCGGACTTTGAACGGGTCGTCGGCAACCGCGCTGTGTCGCAGTATCTCGCGCGCATGGCGATGCTGACGTTGATGGAGGAAGTGATTCAGCAGAGGGCCACTATGAAATGACCGAGGAACAGGCGCTTCGGATTGGCCGCAAGGCCGTAGAGGACGCCCGGCGACGGGTGGGAAATGACCGAACCGCACTGCTACAGGAGTTGGAGAAAGGCACAAAGAAAAACGTGGAGACGATGCAGGCGTTTGCGATAGCTGGACGTCTGTTTCTTCTGGCAAGTCAGGCAACGAAGCAGTAAGGCACGCCGGCTCCGGCCGGCGTACTGAATCCGATCACAAGCGTTCGCGCTCGAGCTCTTCTGATTCGATTTAGTAGTCCTACGCGGTACAGACCGCAAGGAGATGCCAGTGGACGATTTTTTCAGCGCCCGCACGGGCCATCGCGTCTCAGAGACGCAGCAAGACAGTTTCCATTCCATCCCGCTGGCCGAACTCACGGCCAAGCAGAAGATGGTGATGGACTGCTTCGATTCGCCCATGGTCCTGCTCACCCGCGAGGACATCTCGGCGCGGACGAATCTCAAACTTTCCAGCGTGTGCGGCCGCGCACGTGAACTACTCGACGCTGGCCGCCTGGCGAAGCGTGGCTCGCGGAAGTGCACTGCCACGGGCAAGTCGCAAGAATTGCTCGGCCTGCCGGTGGCGTGACATGGCGCGATTCCATTGCCGATGCCGGCACTGTGAGGCGCGCCGGGTTCTGAAGAAGCCCCCCCCGGAGTACGTCCGGCAGCCGCAATGCAACGTCTGCGGCCGGCGCGACTTTCGAATCGATGCCTGGATGCAGAAGCGCAACACGCGCCTCATGGCGTGCACCTGCGCCGGCTACTGGTTCTGGCATCGCCGCGGCTCTCTGTACTGCTGGCACCGGGCCGACGGCTCAATCCGATCACCTGGCGATCCAGATTTCGCGGATCGCAATCCGCTGCCTGACGCGGTAGCGGCCTGAATTTCCCTCCTGGAGGAAACGTGGCAAAGAATTCCATCGACGCGTATGGCGCCGCCGGCAAGAGCAACGTCCTGTTCTTCGATCCGGACACGCTGACGCTCATCACGGACCCGGCGCACCCGTTGTTTGATCGGCGCGCGCTCCTGCCGTATGACGAAGCCATGGTGCGAAATATCCGTCACCGCGGCGTGCTCGAGACGATCCTCGTGCACAAGGATCCGGAAACTGGCGAAGTGATTGTTGTCGACGGCCGCCGTCGCGTAATTGCCGCGCGCGAGGCGAACCGCCGGCTACGGGAAGCCGGCGAAGTGCCGTTGATGGTGCCGGCGCTTCCCAAGCGCGGGAAGAAGTCGGAACTCGCCGGGATGATGGTCGCGACGAACGAGCATCGCGAGCACGACAGCCCGATCAATCGTGCCGAGAAGATGCAGCGCCTGCGCGAACTCGG